TCTTTGTAGATCAGCAAACGTCAACGCCGGATTTTCAACCGGTTGTTGTTTCTGCATCTCAATCATTTCATTGGTAACACCTGGTAGGTTACCAGCTAGGCTTTTGCCGGCAAGTCTGTAGCCACCAGCTATATCGCCAAACGATTCAAAACCACGTTTAAGCGCGGAAATACCACCGCCAATTATGCCAACGTCTTCAGGTTTTTCTTGTGGTTGACTAAAAAGGCTATAACGTCGTAATAATTCAGACTGGGTAATGTTATCAGGGACATTAGATACAATTTTCCCATCGGGCATTTTTACATCCATGATTAACCTTTATTTTGGCAATTGATCAAATGATATTACACCCTTACCACCTGTTCCAGCTTGCTGTGGATTCTGAAAAGAACTAACGACATTGCGCATTTTAGTAGAAAATTCACTTTCTGTTAAAGGCTCAAGGCCTTGTTTGCGCATATCAGTTAAATGGCTCTCATATAGTTTAGCAATACCCATACCGGCTTTTTCATTTGTTGCTTCAAAGATTCTTTCGTATCCTTTTACCGGATCACCTTTTCCAAGCATTGTTGCAAATACCATTTGTTCTGTTGGTTTTGCAGCATTAAAATTAGCAATATCGCGTTGTGTATTGGCACTATATGCATTCCTAGCATTTGCCCCTTGTTCGGTCATGGCAGTGGTCAATAGATGTTGATCGATGTCAGCCTTTTTAATACCAAGGTTCATTAAGCCGCTTTGTGTATGTTGTTTGGCTTGTTGCAAAGTACCAAAGAATCGTTCTTTAGAATCCATTGCCCTATCTTGATCGTTAATAAGTTGAGCATTGCGCATGTCATCAATGTGAGCGTATGCCTGATCTCTTAAATCTCTAGCCTTTTCTATTTCTTTCATGCCTTCAGTGTAGCGTTTTACACCCTCACGTCCGCCTTTACCAATATTGACAAAAGCATAGGGTGATTCACCGGCCAACATAGATAGGCCAGCATCAAGCAAACTCATACTCTTCAGGCTTTCAAGTTTTTCACCTTCTTTGGCTTCTTGAGCTTTTAAAAGTTCTTCTTGTTTTTTTCCTAGAACAGGACGGTTTGCATACAGTAAATCTTTGTCTTTTTGTAATGCCTGTAATCCTGTAGCTGTTTCATTTTCCAAACGCATCAAATCTGGTTTGTAATCTTCTGGATTAAATATTTGTTTACTTAATTTACCCATTGATCCCAATGATCCTATACCGCCACCCATAGCTGGGGCAGGGCCTAATTGTGGTGGTTTGTAAACATAAGGTTGATCTTTTTGCTCATACTGTGCATAAGCTGGTCCTAAACCTTCTGTCGATGCTTGTTGTGGATAGTTATTGGCTACGCCAGCTTCTGTATATGCACTGTTATCAACAGGTGTTACATCTTGAGAAGCGACTTGCGGTTTTGGATTTCTTTGTGAACCAGTATTGGTATTACCAAAATAATCACCAATAGAATTTAATTGTTGACTTGCAACTAATTGTCCTCGAGGCAAAGATCCGGTTGGAGTTGTGTCAAAGTTTGGTGTGTAAGATTTTGCATTTGGATTGTTTTGTGTCATCCAAGCATTTATTTCTTGTGGAGTCATCTCTTCGATAGGCTTGGGTAATTGTGCATTTGTTTCTTTCACAATTCTTTTCATTTGTTCAGGACTAATTCCATCAGCAAAATGATTTTCTCCGGTAATTCCACCACCAGCCATGCCTTGTAGATTCTGTGCGGGCAAAGTACCAATACCTTGTTCCTCGGGTAGTTGGGTAGGAGGCGCCTGTTGGGGCGTCATCTGCGCCAAGTCCTGTTGCACCACAGGAGGTGGCAACTGACCCGATTGGCGAGCCATCGCTTCTGAACGCATGTTCTTGCGGTCTTGGCTTTCCTGAAAGGCCAGAGGAAATACATACGGATCATTGGCATGCATCTTGGCATACTGCGCCAACTGCGCGTCAGACATCATCCGAAGATTAGAACTAATACTTTGCGGTGCAATAGACATTATGCCTCCATCTTGGCCAGAGCCAAATCAACGATACCTCTTGATTTAATATCTTTGGTAGAGCCGCCCTTTTTAGCGTGCATCAAGGCAGCCGCGGTCAAGCCTGCGCCGGCCACCTGTGAAAGCGTGCTGGGGGGAGCCTGATAAACAGACGCAGACTGCTGAGTCATCGGCAGTCCACGAATCAGGTTGGACATAAAGTTCATCTGCTGATATGGGAAGTTCTGTGCATTCAAGAAGTTCTGTTGGTCAACATTCATCGCATTTTGGACTTGCTGTTGTTGCTGTCCGCCAAGCTGATTTTGTAGGCCGATAATGCCCAGATTTTGGTTGTACTGATTGTTCCCCAATGTACCTAGCGTATTGGCGCTCTGAAGGGCTGTATTGAGCCCCTGCATGCCCAGGCCAGCACCAAACTGACCTTGCTGTGCATTAAGGTTGGCGGCGTTTTGTGCTGCGCCTTGTTCGGTATTAAACTGTTGAGCCGCTTGGTTATAGGCGTTGTTATAACCCTGACCCACCAAATTCTGTTGGGCCAATTGATTATTAAGGTTTGTGGCGGCGTTCTGTACACCAAATCGAGAGTTACCAAAAGCCCCTGCTTGAGTAGCCTGAGCGTTTTGAACTTGTTGTGCAGCGCCTTGCTGTTGGGCCTGAATCGCCATCTGCGGGGCTAGAGACGCCTGCAAATAGGGATTCATGTAGGCTTGCGCCATACCAGGGCTGGTGAAGCTCTGTGCTTGATATGGGTTGTATGTATAGTTTGTGTTTAATGCATTAAGCCCAGCTGTGCCAGCTACAGCAGATGCATTTTGCAATTGGGGAGAAGATTGTAGATTGGCGGCAGAGTTATAAGACTGCTGTTGCATCGGCGTAAACCCAGCAACTTGCGGCCCTTGATACTGCTGATAAGGGTTTGCAGCGGGGTTAGTGAAGTATGCACCCTCGCCCAAAAGCGCCTGACCATATCCCGATATCTCAGGAGCAAAACCTGTTTGGTATTGCGTGATTGCTGTTGGTGTAGATGAATCAGCCATGATTTTTCCTTATGCAGGTAAATATTGATGAGCATTGGTGTCAGTCGCCACGGCGTCTTTGCCGGTCGTTTTTGACCTTGCCTTTTGAATGCGGGACATCATCTTATAGAGCTGTCTAGCACCAGCTTCTGTAGATCCATTACCAAGTTCAGATACGATACGGGCAGGAACCACAAACTCACCATCAGCAAGGCGAGCAGGCTCAGGATTATTAGTACCAATAGTAGCAGGGATCGAATCCGACACGCCATCGCCTGGGCCTCGCAATAGACGACCGCCATCTGAATACCCTCCTAAATGGCCAACAGTCATGCCGCCGGCGGCAAGACCCATCAGACCGCCATGTGCTGCTTTTGTAGTGAAAGCATACGCTGGGTCTTTGATCTTGGAGCCATTCTCTCCATACAGCAAATAGTGTCCATAGGCATTACCGTAATTAGCTTTACCATTTGCAAGCTCTGCGGCTACATCGGGATGGGCGGCCAAATAAGCTGCTGAATCAAAATTAGCGGGCGGTGTTGGGCCCATTAAAGTGCCATCTGGAAGGCTGTTTGCAATAGCTTTGTTGACAATTTGATCTGTTGTGCTCTTGCCATAGCCAGAAACACCATTTTGATTTAAGAAATCTAGTGTTGATTGACTTAAACCTGGCACCGCAGCGCCAGTATATCCAGGCGAATAAGCTCCAAGATAGTCCGCAGTCGCACTAAAGTTAGGATCAAATTGTGGATTTTTTACATATGTTTTAGACGTTGAATCAAACACATACGGCTGTGAAATCGTATATATAGGGTTCTCTTTCATCCCCATCACAGACGTATAGTATGGTTTAGATATTTCACCTGTGGGTGTAAAGGGCGTCTTTGAGAAAGGAATCTTGCCAGACAGCATATCCAAATAGTGCTGTGTTCCTGCGTCTGTAGTCACGGCTGGTGCAGGAGGATTTACATACCCAAGACTTCCACCTTTTTTGGTGTAAGCATCCATGATTGCTTGCATGCCGGGAGCATTGGGGCTAGTGGCAGGCTGGGAAATAGTTCCATTGGGATTGATGATGGCATTATTGCCGCCAACTCCTACAGGCAAAGCCGATGCGGGCGCAGTAGAAATATCTGTAGGTACAGATACGTTGGTTGTTGTGCGTTGGGTCGGGTTAACTGTAGCACCCATAGGGATGGTGCCAGGTAGTGTTACTGATGGCGTCGGAGTGGGTGTCGGAGTGGGTGTTGGAGTTGGAGTGGGTGTGGGCGTTTTTGGTACAGTTGAATATTTACCGGTGGGATTAACTTGGTTGTAAAGCGCTTGGATTTGTGCTTCAGACATATTAACTGCTTTACCCATCGTGGCAGGATTTACACCCCACGCATCCATTTCTTTGGCAATTTGGGTATCAGCCGCCAAATTAGTAGCCGAATTGGGGCCACCAACTGTATTTTGCGCAGTTACAACCGCGTTTCTAATGTCCGTAAGAGCACCCGCTGAAGGATTTGCGCCCAAGGATTTATCAAAGTTAGTGACGCTTTCCGCTGTTGGGTTTAATAACGTGTTAACAGCATATGGATTGGCAACAGATTTTGCATACGCAGCATAAGCAGCAGGATCCATATGTGCTTGAGCTATTGCTGCATTAACTGCATTGGGATCTGACAAATCAATACCACTTGTTTGAATATAGTTGGTAATGGCTGGATCAGAATACTTTGTATAAGTAGGAGCGGTGGTAGCATTGTTAATTGCAATTTGCCCCGCTTGCGCAGGTGTTGCTGCTCCCATAGATTTATCAAGCGACTGAAGACCTAAAAGAGCTGGGGCAGCGGCGTTGTCAATTGCCATTTGCCCGCCTTGTGCGGGTGTTGACGCACCCATAGAGGTGTCAAGAGACGCTAATCCAGCTGGTGAACCATAGTTCAAACCACTCAAATCACCTGTATAACCAAGATTACTTGCAACTTGTGCAGCTTGATCTGCATTTAAATGATATTGATTAACAACATCTTGAGGTGACATTCCAGAGTTGGTAATATCTTGCGCGGCAGCTGCATAGTTACCTGCTTGATAATCAGATAAAGCTTGATCTGAACTAGAAGTAGGCCCACCATTAACGTAATGATGCACGCCACCGCCTTTAGCCAAAGCAACAAGGCCGCCAGTAGCAGCTGATGTCTGGTATATATTACTTGGACCAGAATACATGTTCCCGCCAAAGTATCTTAGTTGACCTTTTGGTATGTTGGGAGCTGTGACTGTATTTGGTTTTGCGGCGTTTTTGAGTAAAGATATAGCACCCAATCCCAATCCTGCTTTAGCCAAAGGACTTAAATCCTTAAAATCTTGATAAAGCGATGTTTTACCTGCCGCAGTTTTGGCTGCATCGGCGGCTGTGCCTGGAGTCGTTAGATAGTCATAGGCTTTACTAAAGATATTACCGCTAGGTTGAGGTGCGGCTTTTAAAGGATTGACTGCATTGGCATATTGCGTGTTATCCGCAAGAGCCATTTGGCCAGGTGTTGCAGCTGGGCTAGCGGGGCTAACTGGGCTAACATTTGACGGCGCTGGATTATAAGGCGCTGGATTTGCAGCTTCTGCATTTAGATATTGAGCGCTACCAGGAGGCAATCCAGGAGCGTTAATTGTTGGTGGCGTACCCGTAACAGGACCAGGTTCTAAACTTTGTAAATCTGGTGGCAATCCAGATCCGGTAAATTCTGGTGTTGGAGCCGCAAAATTTGCCACGTTGGAACCAACATTAACGGGTTGTGCTACTCCGTTAACAACTTGTTGAGGCACTCTTTCTTCAACGGCAACTTTAGCATAATCAGGGTTAGTTTCACCAACACCACTCAAACTACCCAAACCATAACTCAAGGCACCAGCCTTTAGGGCGCTTCCAATATTACCGCCATTGACTAAATTTGTAATACCACCAGCCAAACCAGCGGCTGTTGGAAAACTTAATTCTGCGCCTGCTGGGCCAAGAAAATATGTAAGTGCGGCAGCCTCGGCAAGCTGGCCAATCGAGCTTTTGCCTACATCATGGATGGCGTTTGATATGCCATTAAAAGCATTACTAAAAATATCAGACATGGAAATGCTCCAATAATAGATTACAGTTTACCATTTACACGGCCTCCGCGCCACTAGCAGTTATCGTCAAGCCAGCACTACTGCCCTTAACCTGGATAGTCATTCCGGGTTGCATGATCTGTAGTCCGGAATAAGAAAGCGTGGTGTTAGCGGCCACTGACTGGCCATAGTACAAAGCATTACCAGCTCCAACCGTACCGCCGTTTGGAACAAGTGACACGAAAACAGTCAAAGCTCCACTTGTTGTGTTGCAAATATCAATTTGTTTAACGTATGTCCGAGTGTTAGCTGGGACTGTATAAATCGTTGTATAGGCCGTTGTTGCCGCTGTTTGGCCCAACAAGTTGGGGGTGGTGTTCTGGTAATTTGCCATTAAACCCCCAGCCAAGTCAATGTTTGGGTTTGAGAAATCTGCGTCAAAACCGTTGCGTTAGAGCTGTTCAACTGGTTAAAGTACAGACGAAGCACGTTGGCCAGCTGGTCTTGGCGAGCCTTATCGTATTCGACAGGTGCCAAAGGCAGGTTGGGTACAGCTGGATTAAGTGGAATACTCATCTTCTGCCATCCGGTCTGACGTTAAATCTGGGTGCGCCCAGCTGCCAAGTTGTACCAATCTGATTTGACTCCATCTTGAAGATCATTTGACGGCCTCTGATACGGGTGTATACCTGACCGGTAAACTCTTCGGTAATGTTGTATGCCGCGGTGTAGTTGACATTGTTGCTCTTCGACTGGGTAGCACCCGAGCCGGAATCAGTCAAGGCAATCAACGTCATTGTTGTGGCCGGTGTGGGTGAATTTGATGACCCCGAGAACGTCAAGTCTGGCAATATACGGTCTACAAAGAAGAAGTGATCTCCATCTGCAATATCAAACTCAGAAGATGAAATAAAGGCATCAATAGGCTGGATTGTTCCGGTCTCATTATCATCAACACCGCTTTCCTGGTTACACAAATAACCGTTATAAGTAGCGCCGATTGGGTTTGTCTGGAGCGTCGTATCAAGCCAAGCAGTCCTGCCTATAGAGCCGTAATACCATGTGTGCTCAAGATAGTTATAGACAACATAGCTATTGACTTGCTCGCCCGAACCAGACACATAGAACCACCAGATTTCGTTATAGCCTTCAACCGTACTACAGTAGACCTGCTGGTTTTGGTTATAGTTAATGTTTTGGAATACATATCGACGCAAATCACAATTGAGCGTCTGAATGGCACCACCGCCGTATATATAGAACTTATCCACACCCATCCAATACACAACGCCAGACGCAATAGTGGCCGCATTGGGGCCTATGATTGTTGTATTTTCTCCAAGCAGCTGGACGCCCCAAACATAGGGTGGACCAAGATATTGAAGCGAATAAGACGCGGCATCAGTTAGGACAAATATCTCTTGACGCGTTTGGATGGCTGTAACAATTTGAGAGCCGTGAGACAACCGCACACTGCCAGCTTGGTTGGTAATATCAGGATACCAAACCGTCGGGTTTTGCTGGTCAGACCAACGTATTAACATGGGATCTAGCACAGCAGATCCATAACTATTAGTCCCAAATACAATTACAAAATTGGATGAATCTGAAACCTGAAGATAGTTTTGATAGATTGGAACATCTACGAGGTTAGAAATGTAAACTCCAGTCCCTGTGCTGGTAGTAGATATGGGTGTACCGCCTTGTGTAGCAGACAAATTAAATGCTGTTCCAAGAACATTGACAACATAATAAGTCACATTCGCCGTCAAGCCAGCAGGCATTGATGTGGCGTTAAGTTGAATTGAACTGTTGTTGGGTAAAGTAACAGTCGATGTAATGACAGCCGCTAAACCTGTGCTTGATGAGTTTGTAACGGTTACCGCACCACCAATACTGTTTAAGTTAACGCCTCTACTGGATACTCCGCTAGATGCCGTCCAATAGTAAATGCCCGCCCCCCGAGGACCAAATATTAAGTTCTCGCCAAAGTTGTAGGCATTCCATATCTGAAGATTATTCTTGACAACCTGGCCATTACCCCATGTACCAAGGCCCCAGGCGCCTGCTCCCCAGCCGTTGAATGGAGTCTGTGTAGCTGGGCCCGTGTTGACCTGGAAAGCCGCCGTAACGGTTCCCCCGGTGCCTGTATCGGATGCAGTAGAAACGACAGCAGCGCCTGTTGTAGGGTTGACAGCCGAAATCGTAAACGTGTTATTGTTTGGGGTGCTCAGTATCTGGTACTGCTGGTTGAGTACCGCGGCGGTCATGTTGCCACCCAATCCTGTTGCTCCGCTAAAGGTCACAAAGTCATTGATCAAAGCGCCATGAGCTGTGATTGTGACGGTAATGATTGAGCTAAAAGGTGTTGTGGTTACCGCCGCAAAAGGACCTGATACCACGTTGGTAGCACGAATCGGGGTGATATCAAAGTAGCTTGTACCGTATGTGAGATAGTACTTTAAATTAGTGCCCACTCCGACCAAATTAAGATTGGAAAGAGTAATCCAATTCCAAAGAGAGCGGCATACACCCAAGAATTTGTTGGCTGAATACTGTGTCCAACCCCCAATTTTCTCAGGAGTTCCCTGGCGAAACCTTACCCACTGGCTCTCATACCACCCACCTTCGTTAAAGTAACGGGTGTTCTCCTTGTTAACGCCGGGCTTGAAGGTGATTTTTGAGAATGGCATGATCTAAGCATACTTCCTTGTGCCCATTTTATCAATGATAAGCGCCATACGTCTAGCTTTATCGCCTTCGTGGTTTGGCACAGAAATATGCGTCCAGCGATCAAACTCGCGAATAACTTGATCAAATTCTAGTTGTGACCCGATAATGGCCTGAACTACTTGGTCTGGTGTCATCCCGGGAACTCGCAGGTCAGCCGCGCAGCCCACTCGATGTTGTGAGGTTTCTTTCGACCCCACCGCCTGATTCACTTGGGCGGATCGATAGGCCGAGTTAACCATGATCGGAACGCCACCCAATACGAACTTAACTTGTTCCAAAAAGTTTGCAAGGCGGACGAGATTTTGTCTTTCAGATTCGTTAGGTTCATTTGAAAACTCCCTGTGATCTGTGATTGTAAGCTCTTCAAGCGAAAAGTGGGGGCTGAGTAGTGTAGTCATTTTGTGGGTGTCGAGTTATGGATCATCGTGTCTTTAGCCTGAGAACCACTGGATGAGCCAAAGTAAAACGAAAGGACTAGCATTAAAGCGCCATCAAGCGTACCCAACACACGGGCAATCAATTCACGCATAGACGGGTCGATGATGTGTGTCAATAAGAAATACTGCACTGCCGTCCAAGCCACCACGATCATGATGGATAAAGTTGGAGGAACAAAACTGTTGGTGCTGATCTGCATCTGGCGAGCGCTTGCACGGTCTGCAACAGCCAACTTCTCAAAGTCAAGACCCATCTCTTGCGCTCTGGCTTTCAGAGCAATCTCAGCAGTTTGGAGTGAAGCAATCTGGTCGGCGGTCATCTTGCCAGAGTTAATCGTGTTCTGCACTTCACTAGGGTCAACTCCTATGGCTTTGGAAACGGCCTCAACAGCCATGCCAGCAAGTGGGCCACCTTGTTCCGTAGCTATCGTAGGTGCATTTGATTTAAGCCAATCCATTTATTGTCCTTTCGACTTTTGGTAATCTAGATGGATACCGTACATAAGCGTGCCAAAGACCAAGAGCCACGCAATGATCCCCGCACAGATTGCTGCTCTGAGTTCCCACTTTGCAATGAACTGACGCCTTTTTCTATCGGCGTCTTCACGGGCTTTTTTTGTTCACGCTCGACTTTTTCGCGCTCTTTTTTAACAATCTCACGCATTTCTGTGAATTTTGACCAAAGACCGGGCATTCCTACCTGATA